GGAATGTATTGTTCTTTCCACTCAACTGCTTCATAGAGAGTTATACACTCACTTCCATCTTGCCCTCTTTCATGCCCTATAACACGTTCTAGCTTTTTATCGTTACGAAAATCTCCAACTCGCTGGTCGTTTTTACCAGGACAGGGTGGAAAATCTGGTGGGGGAGGATCAGGTAGTGGAGGAATCTTTGGCTGCTCTGTTTCTGGTAAGGGCGGTGGTTCATTGTCGACAAGCGGTTCTTCTGTAATGACCATATTCTCAGGTGTATAGTCAAGAGGAATAAAGCTAGGAAACGGAAAATCACACGTTGTAAATACACCATTTGGATCTTCCAATAATAAATTACGATTACCAGTATTTTTTATATCACGATGTTGATAGGTACAACCAGGAACATCAATCTCAGGTGGTTTTGTTACTTGAATATAATGTGGACTATATATTTCTGGAACGTCTGGAACATATATTTCACGAATTTGAATATCAGGTATCTCAATCGTAGGCATTTCTAGGAAGATAAACTTCTACAAAAGAATGACATTTAGGACAAGAAAGATTAGTTATCATACTGTACTCTCCAGATTTTAATGGATAATCTTCTTCATCTAAACTATGATCTCCACCCCAGATCAGTTCAGTTTTACAATGCCAGCAGTTCATTTTATAATTGGCATTGATTCGCCTGTAACTCTAGGCAAATTTTGATCTAATACTTTAGGCATCATTCCAGAAACATTCTCAAGAATTTCATTCATCATCTTTGATTTGAATTGTTCTGATGTGAAGTATTTATAAGCAAAGTACGTTCCACCACTCATGGAAGCTACCATAACAAAAGAGATGATACTCAAAACATTAGCGATTTTTTGAAACATGGTCAAAGAAGTTATTAATAAAATGGTAGCACCACTTACTCTGATGGTACTGCTTCTTCTTGTGGGGTTGATGCCTTTGTATCTGATGGCTGCAATACTTCGGGTTCAGCTTCAAGAATCTGCTGTTCCAGCAACTTCATCGCACCATTAATTTGATGCAAACTAATAATTAAATTTTCTCTTTCAGAAGCTAATTGTTTTAGTTTTTCTTTAAGATTCATAATTTAAGAGTAAAGTGTCTTTCCTTTAGTTATAGCAGCATCTATGGCTGTAAAATCTTCAGATGTCCAAATAGAAGTAGTTCCATCAGTTTTTTTATATGCCTTAATAATTTCTAAATGAGTTACATTATCTTTAATTTTTTGTTTCCATTCTGTTTCTGTAGTAATGACATCTTCAGCATTTGCACTCTGATAAGCTGCAAAATTAGCATATTCATTAATTACATCTACGCTATTACCAGCATTTGTGTAAATTGTTGAAATTTCATCTGTTGTAAAGTCTTGCATTTATGCTCCCTCTAATATTGCAACTTTAGCAGATAATTCTTGTATTGCTTTCACCATCACTGGAATTAATTTACCTTGTTTTGCTTCTAACTTTTCTGGGTTTGTATCATGCACTAAATTAAGCCAATAGGCATCAAAATCTGTCATTACATCTTGAAGTTCTTGTGCAATGAAACCTCCTCTAATTGTGCCATCTTTACTTGGTACGCCTTCTCTAGTCTGCCATTTAAATTTTACTGCCCTTATTTTATTTATGAAATCAAGCCCAACTGGTAAATCAACAATGTCTGTTTTGTCTCTTCTATCTGATAAAGAACTGATTGAAGTATCTTGACAACGTAAGCTAGTAATACTTGAATTTCCTAAAGTCACTTCATTACTTGCACTGCTTGAACTTGGGTTCGCATCTCGTCCTAAGGCAGTATTATTACTCCCACTGCAACCATTTAAAGCTCCTGACCCTAAACCAGTGTTTCCATCACCTGAGGTGTTGTATCCAGCAGTGCTTCCAATCATTGTATTATTACTTATATTATTTAACATCTGAGCATAATGACCCATTATGGTGTTATTTGTTCCTGTAGAAAGTTGATATCCTGCATTATTACCCACTGCCACATTGTTATTTCCCGTAGCTAGATGTAAAGCACTGTTACCAACAGCAGTTAAAGAGTCACCAGTTGATTTTGTGTATCCAGCCTGATGACCAATAGCAGTTACGTTTGATGCGGTAGTTACATATCTTCCAGCATTATTTCCAACAGCAGTATGGTTTGAAGATGTAGTTACGTTTTCTAAAGCCTTATTGCCGATTGCTGTTAAGTTATTACCCGAAGTATTATACCTTAAGGATTCATGTCCCATTGCAACGCACGAATAACTACTTACTGCTGCTCCCAATGCTCCGTAACCCACTGCTGTAATACCACTTCCGTCTGTTGCTGCGTCTGCTGCATAAGCTCCAACAGCTGTGAAATAAGTACCAGTTGTCAAAGCAGCACCAGCAGATGATCCAACAGCAGTTGAATTATTCTGTAAACATTTATTTAAGCTGTTATGTCCAATAGCAGTACAGTTACTTTTGGTTGTGTTATCGTGTAAAGCTGCCCTTCCCATTGCCGTATTGTTATCGCCTGTGGTTATATTTTCACCACAATCCTTTCCATATAAAGTATTTTCTTCAGCATCAGTTCCACTAAAACTACTTCCTGCACCTGACCCTGCAACTGTATTACTTTGACTATCACTCGTAACACCTCCTCCAGCACTTATTCCTGTTAAATTTGATCCATCTATAGCTGGTAATGTACCTGTCAGATTTGCAGCAGGTAAACTTGTCAAAGAAGCACCAGATCCACTAAATGTAGTTGCAGTACAAGTTCCTGTAACAGTTGCACCCGAACTTGTAGTTTCTAACTTTTTACTACCATTGTGGTATAGCTCTACAGCTCCGTTTAAATCACCTTTAATAATAGATTCAGCTTGTAAAGCATCAAATACCCTAAACGAGTCAGCTCTTATTTTAAATTGTCCAGTATTGTTTCTTAGCTCAGAATTTGTGCCATCATGGAAGATAACCATGTCAGCATCATTACCAAATTTAGCCTTTGCATTATCAGCAAACTCAAGAGCATTATCTGATTTATCAAAAACTATATTGGCACTTGCACCTGTAAAAGTTACATCTTCATTAAAATTACTCGCAGCGTCAACATCAACACCACCTGATAATGTAAATAAATTTATCCAACCATTATCAGCACTATTTCTCATCTTCAAAATATTATTACTTGTATCAGCCCACAACATATAAGCTGCTGTTGTACTAGGAGCAGAACCAGAACTGTTATTTGTTAATATTGCTTGGAATACATTATTTAAATCCGTTCTGACAGCACTACCAGAGGCATTGTCTATTACATAATCATGTGTAGCCATTACTTAACTCAATTTTTTATTTAAGTATATCCTAATTCAACACTAACTACCACGCCCAAAACCAGTTGCAGTATATTTGAAATTTCTATTAACAAAACTAGAACCATTTTTTATATCAATAGTAAATCCAGTTCCAGAAATGCTAGACAAAGCAAAGAAATCTCCTGATTGAGCATTTTCTATTGTTATTCCTATCGAAGGTAAAGCTGAACCAGCAGCAACGCTCGTTCCAGAAGCTCCTGTAAAGAATGTATTGGCAAAAGTAACAGCTTTACTTGAAGTTCCAGAGGCAATAACAGAATTGACAGTTTCAGTTCTGCTTTCTAATTGGGCTGTATATCCTAGTTGTTCCAGTTCGATACTTTGTGCTGGATCATCTGTTGTTAATTCTGCTCTAAATCTAAATGTTCTGCCAATAAATGTTCCATTAGCAAGAGTACTAAATTTAGAAAATTCAGCAGAATATGTGCAGTTTCCACTTGTAGAAGCACTTGTTAAAGCGGTCACTGTGAATGTATTTACATCTGGTACAGTTATAATTTCGTAATTTCCACTTGTAGCTGTTCCTGTTGAGAATGTTATTTCAACATTACTGCCAACCGAATAACCATGACTTGATTTAGTAATCGTTATAGTTGTTCCTGATTGAGCATAAGTAGCTGAGACTGAAGTTGTTGCAGCCGAATCGCTAGTTGATACAAGTAATTTTGCATTAACATCTTCAGCTTTAGCACCATCAAAATCTGTCCATGTATCTATATTTGCAGTTCTATC